GCTAATATACTCAATGTGTCGAAGTCTGCGCTTATTAGAACGCTCATTGATGAATGCTTACTTCCTGTATCCGTTCCAGCGGAGTTTGCAGAAAAGTGCCGTGCTCAGGATATGTTAAAATTTCGCCCAGATAATGCTGTAATTGTTAGCATTATTGCTGGCACACTTGGCGTAAAAATGGATGATAAAAAACTGTATGGAAAAGAAATTGACATTGTGCCAAAAAATGGGATAACAGGCGTATTGCAAGCCATCAAAAACACTTACCAAATAATTACTGATGAAGAGAGCAAAAGTATTCATAACGGGCCCACTGGAGAAGATGCCAAAAGCTGCTGAAGCAAAGAAAATGAAATCTGCTTCTTTGCTTTGCAGGAGAATTCTTCTGTGCAATCATATTCCAATATGCCCATATCTAGATGTTATCCGCTGGTCTAGAGACCCGCGCCTCATTCGAGAATCTGATTGGTGGGTAGATTCTTATCTGTTTCCTATCATGCAGACGTGTGATATATTTTGCTATACTCCAGAGCTTGCTGGTGAGTTCTCGCAGTCGCTCCATCACCAGAAAAATCTTTGGCGTTCACTCGGAAAGAAACACAGTGTTGTTTCTACTGACACTATTATAGCTACGCTCCTTCATCAAACAGCCAAAGAGGTTTTATCGTGAATGTCGAAAAAGTAATTAAACTTCTTGCAGATGAAGTTTTTTTAAATAGTTTTGTTTTTGAATACATAAAGGAAAGAAGGGACTGGTCAAAACTTACGGAAAAATTTAAGATTAGGGAAGAAGATTTAAGTCTTGCTATTAGTATAAATCCAGAGACTCGACGAAACTTTCAAAATTGCATTTGTGAGCAGTCACTTAATTCTGCAACAGAAGCACTGCCAGTTGCAATAGCCTCGCTAGAAGATATTTTCGGTGACTTTGGCAGTGATGCAGAAATAAGAATGAAGGCAGTAGCACAACTAATAACTATATTTAAAGCCCTTAGCCCTAAGCAATCTGTAAAGAAAATTGAAGAAGACCCGCTAGACAATGAAATAGAAGAGATTTACAAGGGACTACGCAATGGCGCTGAATAAAAAACAGGCCAAAATCCTTCGCCTCGTTAAAGAGGTATCAGCAACATATATAGATGATCCAGTTGGGTGGATAGCTAAATTTATTGATTTTACTGGCTTGCGGCTAGATGGAATAACAGAGCAACAGTCAGAGATTGCTGTTCATCTAGTATTGGATAAGCGTGTTTGCGTATCTGCCGGAGGTGGTATAGGAAAATCAGCAATTGCGGCGCTTATTTGCCTATGGTTTCTGGCAACACATCCTTTTTCAAGAATTCCTACCACGGCACCCTCAAGTAATCTGCTTAAAGATGTATTGTGGGCTGAGATTTCATTCTGGCTGCGTAGATGCAAGCTATCTTCTATTTTTGAGCTAAAAGATAAGCGTTTAGAGATTAAGGAATTTGGAAAAGATTGGTATGCTACGGCCAGAACCGTTCCTAAAGATGCTCAGTATATCAGTGATACTATGGCTGGTTTTCATGCTGGCTTCCTGCTTTTTTTGGTCGATGAGGCGTCTGGTGTACCTGATCCAGTATACACTGCTATTGAAGGTGCAATGACGCAGGATGAGTCCTACACGTTGCTAATTTCAAATCCTGTCTCTGTCGGTGGATATTATTTTGATACTATCCATGATCCACATGGAAAAGGAAAAAGCTATAAAGTTCTTTTTTATGATTCCAGGCAATCTCCACTTGTTGATGCAGCATATGAAAAAAATATTATTGCTAGATATGGAAAAGACCATCCAATGTACCGGGCCAAGGTATGTGGTCTTCCTCTTGAATCGTCTGATAGTGTAATTGTAACCCCTGCACAATTTGATGAAGTGCTGGCAAACAATCGGGCAGTTCACGAAGGTGATATTGCGATAGGGCTAGATGTAGGAGGAGAAACTGGAGCTGATTCATCTATCTTTTGCCATAAGCAGGGCCTATCAATCGTTAAGTGGGAAGAATTTCCAAAGGTAGACGAAGATTTTCTTTTTGAGCATTGTTTGTTTCTTGCAGAAAAACTGTATAAAGACAGGCGCGTTTTTATTGTTCCTGATTGTGTTGGTATTGGCGCTGGTCTTTATTCTCGCTTACGTAATAGCGGAAGAGTCAATGTAATTGAGTTTATAGGATCGAAAAAAGAAACAAGGATAGAAGAATGGGAAAAAAGATACAGTGGAAGGCCGGTTCGCGGCCGTCCGCAAAAGCCTCCTATAAAATTTCTTAATCGTAGAGCAGAAGGCTATTTCCATCTTCAAAAACTATTCCCTGCCTTGCATCTTGTCGCAAAGCCACCTGAAAGGTTAAAAAAAGAACTAGCTAACCTTGTCTTTACATTCGATGGGCCAATGGCTCTTGAAGATAAAAAGATGTGGAAAAAGCGCATGGGATTCTCCCCTGACTATGCAGATTCAATTATGCTTGCATGTTGGCCTGACATATCATCTGGTGCAGCTACAACTGCAATAGTTCCGCCATCTACGCAAAAAATAATGCATAGTCTTATGATGAAACCGCATCCTAAAAATAAATACGGCAAGTATGGAAAATTCGTAATATAAATTTTCCATAAATTGACGCCCACGCCTATTATGGTAATCTGTTCGTGCTGACAGAAACTCAAATTTTGAGGTTTTCATGCCGACAGATGACAAACTAAAAAAATCTCGCCCATCTTTTTCCATGTTAGGGCTAATTGGCTTAGAGGAATACCAGCCAGGTAGACCATCGCTTGAATTTCTCAGCGAGCTAATGCCTCCATATGGACTCAGGCACTTTACCAAGATGCGTATGAATGACCCGATTGTGTCGGGATTAATACGTCATCTTGAAATGATTTTCTCAGACGCCACATACACATTTCGAGGGACAAACGCTGGTTTCATTCAGCGCATGTTCGATAATCTTCCAGGTGGAATGCCCGGACTGATTAGCGACATTTCCTCAATGTTTACCTATGGTTTTTATATTGGCGAGTGCTCCTGGAAAGCAAGAGACGGTAAAGTTTTTTTGGATGACATTTCCCCACGATTTCAGCCCACCATCTACGCCATAGGAAACGATGAAAATAATATAGAACAGCAAACCGATACAGGCGAATATGAATTTCCGCTTGAAAAATGCTTGCACATTAAAATTGGTAGTGTAGCAAGAAATCCATACGGTGAAAGCCTTCTTAGATCGATCTACAAGCCATATTACTACAAAGTATCTATTGAAGCATCAGAAAGCAGTGGCCTTGATAGGGACCTTTCTGGCCTCCCTGTTATGAAGGCTCCAGAAGGTTTTAACTTTGCTGCTGCTGATTCTAGCGGGCCAATGTATAATGCAGATGTTGAGTCAACCTTGGAGTGGGCACTTTCAATTGTAAGAAATGTGCGGACTGACTCACAACAGGGTGTTGTACTTCCGGCTGGGTGGGAATTTTCCATTACTCGCGGTGAAAACCGAACATCTGTTCCCACCACAGAAATCATAGCAAGATATAACTCCGAAATGGCCGCAGGAATGCTAGAGCAATTTATATCTCTTGGAGCATATGCATCAACAAATAATGCTAACGTTGAGGTTCACGTTAAAAATTTCCTTATCTTGCTAAGGTAGCTCAGGCAATAAACACGCAAGTTATTAATAAAATATGCTACTATAATGGAATCACTATGCCTGAATTGCGATTCGACAAAATAACTGAGGAAAAACTTGTTGATTTAGCAAGTTATGTTAGACAACTTGCTTCTCAAGATGTTATCACTCCTACGACTAACCTTGAAGAAGAGCTGCTTCGCCTTGCTGATCTTCCATATGCTCCATGGAATGCAAAGCAGAACGCAGTCATGGAGGAAAAATGAAGAAAGCAAACAGGGTACTGAATGCTATCACAGCAGGGCACTGGGCAATTATGCCTACTGCGCTAAAAAATCTGTACTCGATAGCAAATCGAGAATCTAAGCTGACTGCCGAAGAGCTTACTGCACTTGCTATGCAAAATGCAGAGCGCTCTCCAGAAAGTGGTTTTACATTACGTGATAATGTTGCAGTTATCGACGTAAGTGGGCCAATATTCCGCCATGCTAATCTGTTTACCGAAATTTCTGGTGCTACTTCTACTGAGGCACTTGCAAAATCCTTTACAAAAGCAATGAACCGTGCTGATGTAGATGCTATTCTTCTTAACATTGATTCTCCTGGCGGAGAAGTTTCTGGTATACATGAGCTTGCAAATGCTATAGCTGCTTCCCGTGGAGTAAAGCCAGTATACTCATATGTTGAGTCATTGGGTGCATCTGCTGCTTACTGGCTCGCGTCTGCAAGCGAAAAAATTTACATCGATGCAACTGCACTTGTTGGGTCAATTGGTGTCGTATCTACATTCAAAAAGAATGAAGATAATACGATAGAAATAGTATCTACTAATGCACCAAAGAAAAAAATTGATCCAGCAACACCAGAAGGTGAAGAGAATGTTCGTTCAGTGATTGATGGTATAGCAGAAGTCTTTTCAGAAGATGTAGCGAAACTTCGTGGAGTGGATATAGTAACAGTTAACAAGAAATTTGGAGAAGGCGGCGTTGTGGTCGGTGTAGCGGCTGTTGCTGCCGGAATGGCTGATGGTATGTCCTCCTTCGAGGACGTTATTGAAATGCTTCAAAATGTCACAGGAGGAAAAGAAATGCCTGACGACAAGCAAACTACCGCTTTGAGTGCAACAGAGCTGCGCGAAAAGTACCCTGAGGCGATCGAAGAGATTGTCTCTGAAACGGTTGAGAAAACTGTATCTGAAAAACTGGAGGCCAATGCTGCCGAAGCTACTGCTGATCTTTCGGCACAAATTAATGACCTGAAACAAACGATTCTTCGTAAAGACCTGGAAACGCTCACTGGCAAGAAGACCTCTGATTTCTTGTGCCAGTTCTATGGAAAGCTGACTAACGATGAGATTACCTCGATTGGCGAAAAGTTCGCAGCTTACGAGCGTACTATCGCTGACCTTGGTAAACCTGGCGGTGAGCCTGCTGGTGATACCAACATAGAGCACAACGGGCCGACTGAAGACGAAGTGGCGGCATATGCTGATAAGCATGGTGTCACCACTGCTACCGCTTGGACCGAAGTCTACAAGCAGAAGAAGGGGGTCTAAAAATGGAACGTAATGTAGTTAATACTAACGTAGTAAATACCTCTGTATCTCTCGAAGATAAAGAAGGTATGATTGTTGACTCCGCTGGCGATCTTTCTGATGGCTTCGTATTCGGTGTTATCAAGCAGGGCTCTCCGGCAGGTGAGGCGTCTGTCATTCAGACTCTTGGTGAATGCAAAGCATATGTAAGCGGGGATGAGAGCATTACTCAGGATGCTGGCCTTGTCGCTTCTAATAGCGGATATCTTGTCCTGGCTGCGGACACAGATATTGGTATTCGTGCTTATGCAAAGGAAGCATACACCGCTACGGCTGCTCCCACCCTCATTCAAATCATCCTTACCTAGAAGGAGGTAATAATGCCCAACTGGCACG